TCTGGGATGCTGGAGCACAGCCTGGCGGAACATCTGGGCGCTGATGCCGGGGTGTCGGCGATTGTGGGCGCGGCGATGTTTCCGCCGCAGATCCCGCAGGTCCAGGCAGTGCCGGCGATCACCATGCGCCGCGCCAAGACGAATCGACTCAGCGACATCAGCGGGACCATCGGGATCACGATCGCTACGGTCCAGGTGATCTGCTGGGCCTCGACCTACCCGGCGGCGAAGTCGCTGGCCGATGCGGTGGGCGACTGCCTCCGCGACCTGACGGGAGCCGTCGGGACCACGGCACCGACGACGCTGGAAGACTGCGTACAGGACGACGAGGAAGACCTGTTACTTCCGCCGGATGATGACAGCGACGAAGGCACGCCGCACGTGCCGCTTCAATTCACGATCACGTTCCAGGAATAGGAGCCACCGAAATGGTAGCGACATACTTCACGCGGGGCCTCGGCTGCAAGTTCCAGCGGTCGGCCGACAACGGGTCAACCTACGTCGACACGATGGCCGTCGTCGACATGAAGCCGGCCGGCCGCGCCCGGGCGACGATCGACGTGTCGAACCTCCCCGACGAGGACGACGAGTTCGCCGCCGCCAACCGCACGCCCGGCACAGTCGAGCTGACCGTCCGCTACAAGGACGGCGAGGCGTCGGTGAAAGCGGTCCACGACGACATGGACACGGCCACGCCTGGGTACTACCGGATCCTCTACTCCTCGGGCTACGTGCAGCCGATCCGCGGCCTGATCACCAACTGGGATATCCAGACGATCAGCCGTACTGGCGACGTCCAGGCAAAGATCACGATCCAGGCGACGGGCGCCGTGCCGTACCCGGCCGCTGCGGGCTGATCCGCGGCCTGAGACACGCGGAGACGCGATCCCACAACCCTTGACGGTGTTTCGATGCTTGCGACGAGAGACGCGATCCTGGGGGCCTGTGAGGCCCTTGCCAAGCCTGTGCCGCTAGACGTGCCGGAACTGGGCGGCACGGTATACCTCCGCTACATGTCTGCGGCGGAGGCGGCCTGGCTGTCGAAATGCGACGGCAACCGCTCCGGGGCGATCGCGGCGATCGTGCTGGCCGACGAGCACGGCGCCCGGCTGTTCACCGATGCGGAATCGGAGACGCTCGCCAGCAAGATCCCCAACAAGCCGCTGGAGCGGATCGTCCGCCAGGCCCTGGAGATGAACGTGCTGGAGAAAGGTGCCGACGCGCAGGTGGAGGCCGAGCTCGACGGAGACGCGGAAAACCCTACGGCGTGACGCTCCGCGAGTTCGACCTCCGGCGCGCGGCGCTGTTGGGCGGCACGGCGACGGAGCTGAAGCGGCGGATGCCACACCGGGAGTACGTCGCGTGGAAGATCCTCGATGAGCGGTGGCCGATCGGATGGGAGCGGGAAGATATGCGGTTTGCCCGGCTGATGAGTCTGGTGGCCAACATGTTCGGCGGGAGTCGCACCGTCGGGCATTTCATGCCGCCAAAGGCCACGCCGCAGAAGTCTGATGACGAACTGCTCGCCGCCGGCATGGCGATCGCCGCGGCGACGGGAGGCTCCTAATGGCCGTCAGGCACCTGATCGTCAAGCTGACCGCCAACACCGACGCTATGTCGAGCGGGTTGCGCAAGGGCCAGCAGGAGGTCAACAGCTTTTCCAAGGGGGTCGGTTCGCTCGGCTCGATCGTGACGAAAGCCGGGGCAGCATTCGGTGTGGCCTTTGGTGCGCAAGCAATCATTGGCGGGATCACTGACCGAATCCAAGCGATAGACGATCTGGGGGACGCTGCCGAGCGCCTGAATATTGACCCGAGAATGCTGGTCGGCCTCGGTCACGCGGCGGACTTGTCGGGCTCGTCGGCGGAAACGCTCACTGCGTCGATTGAGAAGATGAACCGGATCATCAGTGAGGCGGCCGTTGTCGGCGGGCCTGCTGCGCAGATGATCGAGCGGATCGGGCTGGACGCCAAAGAACTGGACGCCTTGTCGGCGGATGAGGCGTTTTACGCGATCAGCGAAGCGATCGCGGCGATACCCGACGCGGGCCAGCAGGCGGCCGCGGCAGTGAAACTGTTCGGCAAGCAGGGCGCCGAGCTGGTGCCGATGTTGCGAACGGGAAAAGACGGATTGGCGGCATTCCAAGCCGAGGCTGAGCGGCTCGGAATCGCGCTTGACGCGGACGACATAGCGAGGATTTCAGACGTAAACGACGAGTTGGAGCGATCCAAAAAGGCTTTCCAGGGACTCGGCAATGAGGCGGTCGTTGCGTTGGCCGGACCTACGGAATGGCTGCTCGACATGACGACCGGTTACAGCCTCGCCGCCAAGAACATCTTTCAGCTCGGCAAGGCTGGCTACGCCAACCTGCAGGGCAACGTCGAGGAATACAACCGGCTGATGGATGAGGCCGGCAAAACAGCACGGGCCGCGGCGGATGAGTTCACCGGCAACGACAATACAGCGCTGGAGATTGCCGAGAAACTGCGAGAGTCAGAGGAGTCGCGTCGCCAAGAAGCGGAGCGGATCGCGGCCGCTCAAGAGAAGGCGTTGGCCGCCATGCGTGGCCAAGCGGACGCGCTCGATAAGGCCCTCGGAAAGCTCCCCACGGATCTCGGCGGCGGCCTTGGGCTCGGCTTTCGCGCGCTGCTCGGCAGCCAGTTGGATACGCTCGCCGGGTTGGAAGTTTCTGTTCCCGACGCGTTGCGCAGCCAGGTCGAGATGGTTGGCCTGTCCGACAGTCAGAAGCGGCTACAGGAGTTCGCGGATAGCATCCAGCTTGCCATCTCTCCGGCGCTCACCGTCGAGCAGGCCCTGGAGTTCCCTGACGAGCGAGTCCAGGCCGTGGGGCGGTTTGTCGCGGCGCTCGAGCGGGGCGCCGAGTGGGCGGAGGGAATTGCGAAGGCGCAGGAGGATGCCGCCGAGGCAATGGCGCAGTCGGAGCAGTGGGCTCGCCAGGCGTATCAGATCCAGCTCGGGCTGACTGACCGCGAAATGCAGATTGAGGACGCGCGGCGGAAAGGTGTCGGAGAGGATGAACTGGACCAGATGAAGCTGGCCAGCGAGATGATCGACCGGGCGGAGCTGATCGCTGAAAGCCGGAAGCTTGAGGAGCAGTTCGCCTCGCCGGAAGTCCAGATGCTGGCGTTCGCCGATCGCCTCAGCCAGATGATCTCCGAGGGACTGTCTCCGGAGACCGCACAGGCCGCATTCCGCGCGAAGCTCGACGACATGAACGTGCGGGAGCGAGAAGTGGACGCTCCCGAGCTGAAGCGTGCCGGCAGCCAGGAAGCCTACTCTGCGATCCTGAAGTATCGGGAGAGCCAGGAGGCGAAGACTCCAGAATGGGCCATCAAGATGAATGAATGGCTGGAGAAGATCGCTGCGGCCACCGCTCAGGAGGCGGAGCAAGCACCGGCGAAAGCGGAGAACCTCTTCTAATGCCGATCAACGTCGTCTCCATCACTCGCCGCGATCCGACCCTGACTTACGAGCTTGGCCACAAGCGCTACACGATGACCTACCGCGTGGTCTTCGACTCGGCCACCGGCGACATTATCACGGCGATCCAGAGTGTCGACCCCAACACACGCCTGGCACTGCCAAACTACGGCGATTCGTTCGCGGCGAACAGCGACACCGACGCCTACGCGAAGTGCATCAAGATCACCGGCAAGCAGGTCAGCGGTGCACGAAACGCCTATGACTTCGTGTGCGAGTATTCGACGCGCGGCGCGCCGCCGGCCTCGCCGTCGAACCCGGCCACGCCGTGGGTCAAGGCTGCCGAGTGGGGCCCGTTCGACGAGATCGATTACACGGATGTCGTGACGAGAGGGAAGCCGGCCGACCCAGCCGGCGCCACGCTCGACATTAAGAATCTGGCCGGGCAAGCGTACGATCCCGCGCCAACGCGAGCCTTCACGAACACGCTCATCAAGGTTCGGTGGTTCGCGGAGACGGTCAACCTGGACACGGTCGAGACCTACCGCAACGCGATCAACTCAGCGGCCTTCTGGAACTTCAAGGCGCGGCGGCTCAAGTTCAATCGGTATATCGCCAGCCCGGTCTATGAATACGGCCAGTGGTTCGGCCAGTACGATGCCGAGATCGAGGTGAACTGCGACCCGGCCACGTCGAACGTCTGGAAGCTCCGTGTATTGGAGGCTGGGACTAAGGTTCTCCGGGCTGGAGAACTGGTCCTGCCGCGCGACGGCAACGCGAAGGATTACTATGGCACGGCACTCCTGGCGGCCGACGGGACGCAGCTCCCGAAGGACGGCGCGCCGGTCTACACCGACTGGTACATCGAGAAGGAGGCCGCCTTTGCCAGCTCGGGATTGCCGGCGGTGCCAGCGCACATCGTGAAGGCGGCGGACTGATGGCCATCCGCATCACCGAGAGCAACGCCCGCGATTTGCGTCTCATGCGACGGAAGGTGCTCGGGCGCGGCATGGCCGGCACTGCCAGCGATCGCGGCTATCTGCCGATGCCGCTGGTGTGGGTACAGCTGACCGCCAACCTCGACAGCGGCGGCGAAGCCACGGCGACCCCGGTTACGTT